TAATTGTTTCAATAGCTTTTTATAACTCATGGCTTGTAATGTTTCTTTATTGCCTTGCTCATCTTCAATATTATAAATAAACTTCATGTTGCATAAATACCACGTGTTGCATTTATATCACACTAATATCTTGACCCATTTTGAACTTATTATTTGCTTGACTTCAATCTTTAACATTGTACCAATTCGGTTATGACAACAAAAACAACAAAGGAAAAAACAATGACAAACAAAGCTATAATGGAAAAATCTTTGGAAATTTTTGATAAGCATTTTCCTAAAGATAAAAATATGAAAATGAAGGAAAAGAAATCTATTGTAAAATTTTTCTTAGAACTTCATAAGTTAGGAATACAAATAGCTAGTAATGGTAAATGGTATGTTAAAAAGTAAAATAACAATAACAGGGGGTGTAACAACCCCCACAACAATGAAGGGAAAAAACAATGCTAACGGCACACACGATAGGAAATAAATACGCAGAAGTTAAAGACCTTAGAGTTAAGGAAATAGCTAAGCTAGTCAGAAAAGACCTTAAAAAGTTTAAGGGTTGTAAATTTTCTGTAACATCAGACATTAGAACAATTAATGTTAAGTTAATTGATTGTGATGAAATTAAAAAGTATTTTTATATTTGGGAAGGTGTTAATCAAAAAGATCCAAGATATACAGATACTTTTCACAAAGAAGTTAAATCAATAATGAATCAGTATAACTTTGATAATGGGGATAGTATGAGTGATTATTGGCATCAAAATTTCTTTGCCTTTTTTAACTTACATTTTCCATTATTAAAAAGAGCTAGAATTAAGCTTGGATTAGGGGTTGCATAATAAACCAAAATGGTTAAGATAAATATAAAAACAAACAAGGGGTAAACAATGATACAAGCAATATACTTCGCATTATGCTTTGCAATAATGTTTCTAGGATTGATCATAGCTATACATATTCATACTTGGATAGGTCTTAGTATTATGATCTTATTCGGCATAAAGTTTATGCTACAACTACCAAACAACGAGGGGGTGTAAATGACAAATAAAGTATCACAATGGTTAATTGACTACGTTAAGAAAAAGAATGGGGTTGATTTAACTAACGTACCAAGCGACAAATCCTGGACTGAGCTTAATCCATTTAGAGACAGCACAATGCTATCTGATAAGGTTATTGAGTTTATAAATGAGAAGAATTTATCTCGTATCAAATCAAGCATGGATCTTGTTGAAGAACAATCTGATAAGGCAGTTAAAGAACAACGAGAGCTTAACACAATAAAGGGGGATGAATGAGTAATAAAAAACAAATAAAGAATAGTCCTAACCATTACGAAACACATAGTAGAAAATATGTAGAAAAAATAGTTTGTGATTTTATAAATGACAATCAAATAATGGCTCACTATGGCAAGGATGATGATGGAATATTTGAAGTAAGATTTAAAGTGAAAGAGGTATCAGATGAGTAGCGAGAAGCAATTAATATTAATTATATTAACTGCCGTTGTTGTATTTGGTTGGCAATGGTACAAGGATAAAAAGAAAAATGACTATTGGAAAAAATATAGAAGATCGCAAGGTTGGGATTAAAAAGCTACAAAGATTGACGTTAATTAATATTCTTAAGAGCAAGGGTATTATTTATCGACACTATCAGTTAAAGTTTCAGAAGAAACATCAATCAAATCAGCAGTATCTTCCCACTGAATTGTCATTCTTTGATCAGTCTTAATATTTTGTACCTTATTATCAGAATAAAGATCAGTTAATTTACCAGCTACCCATTGAACAAATTTAGTTTTCTCACGTATGAACAATATAGAATTAGGATCATTGGTTTCTTGATATTGAAATATTTGCATGAGCTTATCAATCAAAGTTTGAATACCAATCTTTCTTGCTTCTAATATCCTAGCTTCAAGGTCGGGATTTTTTTTTAAGATTGCGTAAAACTTCTGAAAGCTGATCTGTTGTTGATTTATTTTTTTGTCCTCTATGCACTCCGTAAGAGTTTTTCCTAGCATAAGATTGCTTATAAAAGTATCTTGATTTTTGATTAGCTGTAATTCTTGGCTTGACTTTGTCGTAGTAGTATTGACTGACTTCTTCAGTTGTTTTGTTTCGGAATTGGTATAGTCCTTTGAGCTGTCTAATTCTTGTTTCGTCATTATAATTTGGTTTCTTAAAACCTAATATGTTATTGAACCCATGATACTTACACTTATATGTTCCATTAGCAAGGGGATAACCCTTCATTAAACAATTCCTCTTATGAGTCTTTGTTATCCCTTGACAAAAAACTTTTTGTCTTGGTCTCCCTGTCATGCTTATCCTTGTTTTCGTGTACCTTCTTTTTATAGAAGTAATTAGTTTTCTTTCTTACGTTATCAACAATAGTCTTAGGTATATCCACGAGCCGTTCTTCCGACCTTAATTTTTCTTCTAAAGCCAAATTCGCATACCATACATTATCTTTATTTATAATGGCTTGTTTTAAAGTATTAGCAGGAAGGGTGGCTATTCGAGTAATTAACTTATTATGGTCATGACCCTTTCTACTCTCTTCAATTACTATCTTAGTTATTAAAGATAGTTCTTTGGTATTAGTTCTATTATATAGTAAGCTATCAGACATATCAGATACGTCTCCCTGACCTATCACTTTTCTATTAGACCGAACACCATAAATAAAATCAGGGTCTATTGTGTATAAAAGTGTTGAAGGTAATCTCTTGATCTGTATAATCTTGACCTTTTTTAGATGTATCGTGGCTCTATATAGTGTGCTATGAGATAAGCCTGACATACTAGATATAGTCTCACGTCTAGGATAACACCTACCATTCTTAGAATTAACAAACTTCAATAAACATATAAGAAGCACTAAACAATGTGGCTTAAATGTGTCAGGAATTTGTTTATATTTAGGATTGGCAAAGATGGAAAAG